ATGATGAAGGACCATCAACTATGCATGGTGGAGCATCTCCAAATATGCTTACACTTTGTATGAAAAGAGTTGACAACTCAACCAAATCAGATGTTTGGTTTGCTTTTACTTGTAAAGAATTATTGTAAGTAGTAATGATTACTTCTATAAATTATATTAAGAACTCATAAAAATTATGTCCGATAATATCTACTTAGGTAATCCCAATCTAAAAAAAGCAAATACTCAAATTCAATTTACCGAAGAACAAATTATTGAGTTCTTGAAGTGTAAAGAAGATCCGGTATATTTTGCAAAAAATTATATTAAAATTGTTTCTTTGGATCATGGTCTAGTTCCTTTTGATATGTATCCATTTCAAGAGAAACTTGTTAGGAATTTCCACGAGAATAGATTTAATATATGTAAGATGCCACGTCAGACTGGTAAATCAACCACCTGCGTATCCTACCTGCTCCACTATGCCGTGTTTAATGATAATGTGAATATTGCCATCCTTGCGAACAAAGCATCTACTGCAAGGGATCTGCTTGGCAGATTACAACTCGCTTATGAAAATTTACCTACATGGATGCAACAAGGTATTATATCTTGGAACAAGGGTTCTCTAGAATTAGAAAATGGTTCTAAAATATCATCCAACTCTACATCATCATCTGCCGTTCGTGGTGGATCTTATAATGTCATCTTCTTGGACGAATTTGCGTTCATTCCAAATCATATCGCTGATGACTTCTTTGCGTCAGTTTATCCTACAATTTCTTCTGGTCAACGTACAAAGGTAATTATTGTTTCCACCCCTCGCGGTATGAATCACTTCTACCGCATGTGGCATGATTCTGAAAGAAATAAAAATGAATATGTACCAACTGATGTTCATTGGTCAGAAGTTCCAGGAAGAGATGAAAAATGGAAAGCGCAAACAATCGCAAATACTTCCGAACAACAATTCAAAGTTGAGTTTGAATGCGAATTTTTGGGATCTGTTGATACTCTGATTAATCCTTCAAAATTAAAAAATTTAGTTTATGAAGATCCTATAAAGAAAAACAAGGGATTAGATGTTTATGAGGATCCAATTTCAGAACACAATTATATGATTACTGTTGATGTTGCAAGAGGGATAGGGAGTGATTATTCCGCATTTGTTGTTGTGGATATAACTACATTCCCATATAAAGTTGTTGCAAAATATAGAAATAATGAAATAAAACCGATGCTATTTCCAAACGTTATAGAACCGGTTGCAAAAGCATACAATCATGCTTGGATACTAGTAGAAATTAATGATATTGGTGACCAAATAGCAAATATATTACATTTTGATTTGGAATATGATAATATTCTTATGTGTGCTCAGAGAGGTAGAGCTGGACAAATAGTTGGAACTGGTTTTAGTGGCAAAAAATCTTATCTTGGGATTAGAATGACTGCTGCTGTAAAAAAATTAGGTTGCTCTAATTTAAGAACTTTAATAGAAGATGACAAATTACTAACTAATGATTACGATGTTATTAGTGAAATGACAACTTTTATTCAAAAAAATAACAGTTTCATGGCAGAGGAAGGTTGCAACGACGATTTAATGATGTGCCTTGTTATTTTTGCATGGTTAGTTGCTCAACCATATTTCAAGGAGATGACAAATGACGATGTCAGAAAAAGAATATATGAGGAGCAAGAAGATCAAATAGAAGCAGATATGGCACCGTTTGGTTTTATATCAACAGGTTTTGAAGATAATTCATCATTTACAGATCCTGATGGAGACACTTGGCATTTTGACGAATATGGAGACAGAAGTTATATGTGGGATTATACCTAAATGAATTTGGGTGATCAAGTAGATTTAGAGCATTTATTATTTTTGGAAAGAAAATGTAGATCATGTAATCAAATAAAAAGTTTACTGGACGATTTTTATCTTTCTTACAGAGATAGAGCATCTCTTCCTTCATCATATTCGTATGAATGTAAAGAATGTACAGTAAATAGAATAAAAAAATCCAGAAAAAAACAAAAAATAACAAATAGCGAAGAATATCCAGACTGGTAATTGTTCGTGGGTTATTTCCCCATCAGAAATACTCTTTTTAATAAATAATTTCAGAGTATTTCTGAAAAACGAGGAAAACAAGATGCCACTAAATTTAGCATCTCCTGGAGTTATTGTAAGAGAAGTTGACGTAACAGTTGGGAGAGTAGATCCAACTTCAAATTCAGTAGCTGCAATTGTGGCGCCTTTTGAAAAGGGCCCAGTTGAAAGTGCTGTTTTGATTCAAAACGAACAGGAGTTATTAGCAAATTTTGGACAACCAAGAAACGTAGCAAGTCATTATGAGACTTGGTTTACCGCATCATCATTTTTAGCATATGGTGGAAATTTACTAGTTCTGAGATCAGATGGTACTAGTTTATATAATGCAAATCAATCAGTTACTGGCGTTGCAACTAGTATAAAAATTAAAAGTTATGATGATTATGTAAACAAAGGATATAATGAAACTGCTATATCAAATGTAGTTGTTGCTGCTAGAAATCCCGGATCTTGGGGTAATGGTTTACAGGTAGCAATTATTGATGCTAGAGCAGACCAAATTCTAAGCGGAATTACTACAACTTCGGTTGTTAATTTTACTCCAACAGTTAACGATAGAAGTGGTATTATTGTTGGATCTGCTAGCACAATCGGAATTTCAACTGCAGCAGTTGTTCTTGGACAAGTAGTTAGATGTGAGGTTAATGGGGTAATTTCTTCTGGAACAACAGTTGCATCAATTGGAAATGGAGTAATTGGAATATCAACTTCTTCACTTCAAACTACAACGTTAACAGCACTTTTTGATTTTGGAACTGAAGCATCAGTAGGTTTAGGACTTACTGTTGGATATGGTGTAACTCAATCAATTAGTGGAGTTGTAAGTGCGGGAATTGGATCTACTACATCTTTGGACGGATTCATTAAAGGAATCATTACTGGAGTAGGTGCTAGCACTCTTGAGGTCAAAGTTTCCAGTTATGTGTCTGCTGCTGGAGTAGAAACTCAAGTAGATTATGAGCCACAGGGTGTTTATAGATTTAAAGATAATGGATCAGTAACCGTTCATTCACCAGGTTCAGCAACAGGTTCAGGAACAACTGCGTTTTCTTCATCATCAGATTGGTATGATGCCCAAACAATCACTTTAAATAATGGTACGATTGCTTGGAATACTATAGCACCAAGACCAGGAACATCAAGATTTGCTGCTTCTAGAGGAAGCAGATTTGATGAACTCCATGTTGCTGTAATTGATGGAACTGGTAATATAACTGGAAATGCAGGAACTGTTCTAGAAAAGCATGTTTCATTATCGAAGGCAAAGAATGCAATTTATTCTGCTGGTAGTTCTTCATATTGGAGTAAGTATATTGCAGAAGGTTCATCTTTAATTTTTGGTGGATCACAACCAACTGGTGTTGTAACTTGCGGATTCACAACTTCGTCAACCTTTGGATTAGGTGCAACCAAAGATTGGAATACAAATACTGAAAATAACACAACATTTAAATGTGTAGGTTCTGTAACCTACACATTAAGTGGAGGAAAAAATTATGATGCAACAACTAATTTAGATTCTGATGCATCTTTACAAGCATCATTATCAGATTTATCCAGCGGTTACGATTTACTAACAAATACTGAACAATATGATATTGATTTCATTTTAATGGGATCTGCTGCATATGATAAAGAAAGATGCCAAGCACTAGCATCCAAGATTATCTCTGTTGCAGAACAAAGACAAGATGCAATAGCATTTATTTCACCATACAGAAATTCCATGTTGAATTTGAGTGGAACATCATCGTTTGTACCTGTTAATTCCGCATCCATAACAACTAATGTTATTAGTTATTATGCTTCAATACCATCTTCTTCTTATGCAATTTTTGATAGTGGATATAAGTACATGTATGACAAGTTTTCACAAACATTTAGATATATTCCACTAAATGGTGATATTGCTGGTATTTGTGCAAGAAATGACACTACAAATGCACCGTGGGTTTCCCCAGCAGGAACTTCTAGAGGTGCTGTTCTTAATGCAGTTAAACTTGCATATAATCCTTCAAAAATTGAAAGAGATAAACTGTATTCTAATAGAGTAAACCCA